AGGTCACGAATAACGTCTTCTTCTGTCTGTTCTACTTGGTGTGTGATGAATGACTCACGAATACCCATGTGTTTACGAACATCTTTGAATAGAGACATTCCTTGACTAAAAGTTTTTGGAAGTCCATTCTTGAATGAATCATAGTCATCACCAGAAGCTGCAGCACGCATCTTAGAAGCAGACATCCCTGTCACTCCTTCTGCATCTGGGTCTCTTTCGCCAGCAGATACAACTTCAATATTGTCGAATCCATAATAACCGTGTCTACCTTCAACACCATTATACTTGTTCAACAATGTATCAAACTCTGTTACACGATCAGAACCAACAACCATTACAATTGATTTGTGTCCTTTATTGTGTAGTGTTACTGCAATCTCAAATACTTGTCTTGCTTTATCTACAAAGATACTTCTAGAATGTTTTGGGAACATCTTCTTCATATATGCAACTTTCTTTGCATATGGAAGAGGGTCTTTCTTTGGGTTTTCTGAATGTGATGCAAAGACATAGTAAGGTGCGCCAGCATTTTTCTTTGCTTGTTTCGCAACTGCATCTAATAATTTTTCATGCCCAGTAGTTGGTGGATTGAATCTACCAAAAGTGAATACACAAGTATCACCACGAGCTTCTCTGATATCCTTAAAACTTTTCATTCTTCTGTACCCGATCCTCTTATCATTTATCCCATGCCTTTATTGCGGTAAAGTTGTTAAAACTAAATTCCATTCTATCTACAAGTTTGACTGCATCACCTGATACTCTGTCAATTGCAACGTAACCCTCTGGGTTAGTTACTTTAAACCCATTTGCAGTTTTAATGAATGTATCTGTTAATCCCTTAACACTATTTAGTTTACTTACAACGCCCATCTTTGCATCAACCAAGTGTCCTTGAAATGCGATAATGTTTTCTAAATTCTTTGTATGTTTTTTTACTTCACGAAGATACTCAGTTTGGAGATTGGTATATTTTTCTTTACCTTTGTCACTCTTAACTTTATCTATTTGTTTTTGAATTGCATCGAATACCCACTTCTCGTATCCTTTTGCATGTCCTCTAGGGTCAGTAATCTTCTGCCCTTCACGAACTTTACTATTATTGTATGTTTTTAATTGAGCACCAGCAAGTGTTCCAGTAAATACATCCTGTAGTTTTAGGAACTTGTTTAGTAGTGGTGCATTGATTCTCTTGAATGTAGAACCAGCAAGAGATAAAGATTTTGTAACCTTTTCAGTTTCAGATGCAGTCATTGTAGCCTTACCAGATACGTCCTTGTAAGTTGCATCGTCCATCCAAACTGATGAAGGTTTGGTAAGCCCTTTAATATTTGCACCGAATGACGCTTTCATTCCTTGCAAATCTGATCCAGCATATGTTGTGTGCCATACGACACCAATCTTTGAAGACTTAATCTTCTTACCTAAATCTGAATTTACATCTACTGCATATACAATTGTATTAGGTTGGAAAGTGTAGTACTTAGTACCATCTATAGTTGTTGTGTCAACATCATCAGATGTATACATCAAGTCGCCCTGTAGAACGTCTTTAATACCCAACTTAGAAAACTCTGAAAGTGCAACTTTAAACTTACTGTTCAGTGAACCAGATAGTCCATCTGCATCAATCTCTGCGGCAGTCTTATAAAGTTTTGGTGTTGCGTTGAATACTGACTTCTTTGCAACAAAGAACTTACCATCAGCAGGGTCGATACCAGCAAAGATTGCAGGCGCACCGTCCCATTTAACCGTCATGTTTACAGATGAACGTGATGCACCAGCCAACATATCTCTGAGGGAACGAACAAAGTTAATTGCAGCTCTTCCGCCAGGAACTCCGAAATTCAAGATTTCGTCTTCGATATGTTCTAAGTGTAGGTTCTTCCCACCTTTATCTTCAGTGAGATACCCCGAAAAGTTTAACATGTGGCACAGTTTCCATTCATACAAAAGTTATTACTATTCTATTTATAACGAAACGTAACTAGAACTTCATATCATTGAACTTATCATACCTTGCATTCTGCCCTTTATCAAAGGATGGAGTGTCATCTTGCCCACTATCAACAATATCATTTTGTGCTTCTTGTTCACAATCGTACAGTTTCATTTTACTTCTGTCAATACCTACGACAAATCTTTTGTTTGTACCCAAATCATTGTAACGGTTCTTCAACTGTTTTACCATCAGTTGATTTAGACTTTCCAACTCTTCAGTAGAGATTAGTGCAAACATTAAGTCAGCAGTTGCAGGCAAACCAAATGATTCTGAAGTATCTTCTAGTCCAACATCAGAGTTTGCGAAACCACCACGAGTAGTCTGTGTTGCAGACATGATTGGTAGATTTGTTTCTACAGCAAGTCCACGCAGTTCTTCTGCAATAGCCTTGATATAGAAGTATGAACCTACACTTGCATTACCCTTGAAACGTGATGAACTACAGATGTTCAGATAGTCAATAAAGATAATGTCTGGTGAAAAAGATTTCTTCAAAGCAAGTTCTTTGATTAGACTACGGAAGTGTCCACTGTGAGCAGATGCAGTTGGATATTCTTTAATAACCAGTTTACCATTAGTCTTAGCATTAATCTTTTCAACCTTAGATTCAAACATCGCTTTAGGTAGATTGTGCAAATCTTCCATTGATACATTCATCAAGTTAGCATCAATACGTTCAGCGATACGTTCTTCTGCCATTTCCATAGTAATGTAAAGAACATTCTTACCTTGCATTAATGTTGCAGAAGCCATGTGACACATAAACAAAGATTTACCAACACCAGTACCAGCGAGAGCAATATTCAAAGTTTTGTTTGGAAGTCCACCTTTAGTAATCTTGTTGAAATACTCTAAGTCAAACTCTAGTTTCTCTTCTTTCTTGTGATAGAACTCAAATCGTTCATCTGCATTCTCAATATAGTCGTGTCCGATATGTTGGTCAAAACCTACTGCAAGTGCTTCTGATAGAATAGATGGGATTGCTTCTTGAGTATGCTGTTTGTCTTTACCCTCAATAATTTGAATACCAGATAGAATAGCATTGTATACTGCTTTGTCCTTACAGAACTTTTCAGTAGTAGTAACCAACCATTGCATATCAACTTCAGCATCTTTAAGAGATTCAATAACCTCTACAACTTTTTGAAATTCAGTTCCGTTTAAGTCTTTTCTATTATCAAGTTCGATAGACAAAGTTTCTTTTGTCGCCAAGGCCTGATACTTGTCCATGAAATTGTATATCTCTTCAAAGAGTATACGGTCAGTTTTGTCTTGAAAGTATTCACTCTTAATGAAAGGTAATACCCTACGGGCATAATTTTCATTATAGATTAAATTACTGAATATCGTCTTTTCTATCGTCATCGTCTGCATCTGTAAAACTGCCCTCATTTATATTATCATTAATCAAATCTTGTAGAATGTCTCCAATGAGATTGAAGAAATCATCATCGAAACATTCTTTACCTAGTCCATTAGAGTCTAACAGATTCCACTCGAATTGTAAAGAGGCGGAGTCATTTTTTTCATCTTCTATTATAGAAACCTTACCATACTCATAAACAACACCCTGCCACATTCCTGCTTTTTCTGTAAGTCCGATACCTGTCCAAGACTTATCCTTGTTTTCTACATAGGTGTAGTAGTCTCCCATATCAGACATAATGTAAATAACTCCCTATAATGTATTTTGGTTTATCAATTGGTTTGCGTCCAGCATGTAGGTGTGTCCACATTGGTGGGAACATTAACATTCTTCCTGTTTGTGGTTGAACAGAGATGTTGAACTGTGGAAACTCTGTGTGTCCACCTTCATTATCATCTAGATATAAGAAGAACACCAAGAACCTTGGAGCGCTATCAATACTACCGACATCAACATGATTATCAAACTCATCAATGTCATTTGGCATGTATCTCTTTAATCTAAAGTTTTCAAATGCAAACTTCTGTGGAAACATTCGTTCAGTAACATTTGAGTCCTTCATATACTTATCAATGTAATTGAAGAAAACCTCTTGAAGAGTATCTTCAAAAGGCTTCCACTGTTCGTGAAGTTGCATAGTTACTTGTTTAAAAGAACGGTGTCCATCAAGAACAATATCCTCATGGTGTTGAGGATACTTTTCAAACATGGCAATGAGTTGTTTTGATAACGACTCAGAGATTACGTTCTCATACGTCTGTATTAAGTTCTTCATCTTCTGGTAATCCTTCAACTGCTTCTTCAACATCTGCCAGTTTTGTTCCATACTTGAACTCTTTAGCAGCGGCAACATCTAGTTGTTGCATCACTTCTTCAGTAAAGAATTTCTCTGGGTTGTTATTGATAGTTTTACCAAATGTTTTTGTACCATCTGGCAATTCAATACGAGTTGATACTGACTTGAATATACCATACTTTACTGCAAGTTCTAATAGTCCATAATACTTATCTAGTCCACGTTCATACATCAATCTTACATCAACCATTTTATGTTCAATAGTTAATCGTGACTTAGCATTCTTACAGTGAATAATATTACCGACAACAGCAGTTCCATCTTTCTCTTTCTTCTTAGAAAGATATACGATAGATGATGCCGCATACTTCAATCCAGAACCACCACCCATTTCTTTGGTAGGGAACATAGAACCAACTACATCATATGTGTGATTAGTAACAATCATAGGTACTTTTGCTTTACCTAGTTTCAGTGTTAACACACGAAATGTTGCCTTAACAATCTGAGCCCTTGTCATATCTTTAGTCTCTTTACCTTCAGCAGTATCTTCTACTTCTTTCGTTGTAGATAACATACCAAGTGAATCAAGACACAACATCATAGGAGCACGTTGTCCTTCTGGTGTTTCCAAATACTTGTCTAGAACTTTCAGTGATTGTGTTCTAAATTCTTGTACTGTAGTCACAGGCAAGATAACCATACGAGAAGGGTCAATACCCCTGTCGATAACCATCTGTTTAGTAATAGCAGATTCAGACTCAAAATACAACACACCAGCTTCTGGGTTTGCATCAAGGAATGACTTAACCATGCCCATAATAAAGAACGTCTTACCAGTTGCACTTTCGCCTGCAATAGCAGTAATCTTATTGGATGCAAGTCCACCGTAGATACTACCAGACAAAAGAGCATTGAAGATATAAGAACCAGTATCAATAAACGAATCTACATCACCAGCCTCAACTCCATCACTTACGAGTGCAGCGTATTCATTGCCCGCTGTCTTGGCAATATCTTTAAAAAAATCCAATTACAAATCTCCTTCTTCTCTGTTTTCAGAACGAAACGAATCAAACCCATCGGGATATCTTGATTCAAGTTTGTCTGTGTTCATATATATGACTTCCTCTATATTAGTATCTAGAGCAATACAAGCCTGAACAAGATACCACATAATATCACCTAACTCTCGTTTGGCGTGCCATACCGTATGTTCATCCATAGGTTTACCTTGGAATAAACATTTCTTCACAATCTCAGTGAACTCACCGCTTTCGGCACTAAGTCCCATTGCAGCAGTAATAAGACGTTCTGGGGGAACCCCAAAATCATCAATAATATCTAGAGCATCCCCAAATGCATCAGGGTCTTTAGACTCATCGCTAGTCACTGCATCAACAAATCTTTGGTAGTCCAAAAGTAAAGCTTCATCAATCATATCGTATCTCCTTCATAAATTTTCATCTTGTATATAATAACAAATTATAGGGGGTTTGTCAAGAGATTTATAGAATTACACCCTTTTGTGGCACTTGAATTCCACTAGTCTGTGTTTGCCATCCTGTAGCAATTTCTTGCATAGTAGGTAGTACGAAAGCAACACAAGTCTTATTGAACTGCAAAGTTCCATCAACCTTTTCACCTGTCATACAGACACCATCAACAAGAGCTACGCCCTTTTCATTCACTTGCACCAAACGTGGGCGTTCAATAGTATAGGACATCATATCATCTACGATGTATTTACCAATTACT